ACAGGGACAACACCGACTCGCCAAGGCGGTCGTCTGTGGAATGTGAGTTCTGCGGTCGTGCGGTCGATGGGCCCGAAGCGGTACATGGTCAGACCATTTGCGAGGCGTGCCTAGACGAGCAGGTTCAAGAGGTCATGGGACGGGCGTTCCAACGGTACCTCACCAAGCGCACGAAGCCGATCAAGCCGACGAAGCCGTGACCGCTGAAACCCCGTGGAACCCTGAACCTATCGTTAGTTGCGAACAGGTCACCGTCGGCCTTCTCGAACTGGCGGGCGAGGTCTATGAGGAACGTCACCTTGATAGGCCGTTCGACTTCGACCTGTTTCTGAAGGACCTGGCGGAAGCGTCGGTGTGGGACCATCGAACCGATCCGGTGTTCTTCCCGACTTCTCGCTGTTCGGCCTACGACTTCATCCGAACCGTGGTCGAGGCGTGGAGGCCCCTAATCCTTCTTGCTTGAAAGCGGGTGATCCTTCGGGAGCAGGTCGGTGTCAAACGCTGTCCTTGGGAACCTGCCGGTGCGGACTGCCGTGAGAAACGCATTGACTCGACCGTAAGCCCATTGTTCTGCTGAGGTGACGTTGGGGCGGACGGAGCCCGGGTTAGTGCGATAAGCCCCGATGCCCCGTTCGTAGACCGCTTCAAGCATCCGGCGGGTGATCCGTTTGCCGGGACTGTCACCATGTTTGGCGTTGTGCTCTTCGACAAGGGTGGCGATCCGTTTGGCGGGGGCCCCGGTTACCTCTTTGTCGATTCGGTCGGAGATGTCGCCGATAGCCCGGAGTTCGGAGAACAGGCGCACAACACGACGGTCAGTTTCAACCAGGCGGTCGTTGTTGCGGGCATAGACCCGGACGATGGCGGCGGGGTCGTCGCTGGACGCTTCCCGTTTCTCGTTCCCAACCGTGAGGGTTCCGCCTCGGGCGACTTCGAGAACGATGCCGGTGGCGTATTGGGTGGGGCCGGGCGGTTTCGGAACGGCATATTGGACGGCGGAGCCCCGTCTGATCTTGTCGCCTGCTTCTTTATCTAACTCGCCGGACTCGATGAGGCTGTCCCGTTTCTGTTCGGCCCATTCCATCGCTCTCATCCGATTAGCACCAAGGTCGCCGCCCCAAAGGAGCCAGGCCACTTGGCCGGGGGTGGGGCGGTCACGTTCGCCCCGGACGTAGGCGTTTGCGTCGTCGTTCTGAAGGTCAGGTTTGTGGCGGGCGAACCAGGCGGCCATTCGCATTACTTTGTCGGGGGTGACGGAGCCGGAGGCCATCGAGCGGGCTTCCCGAACAGTCTTGGGTCGCAACCCTGCTCCGGCGAACTCGAGTAGGTCGAGGCCCCTGCGGGCGTTCGCTGAGACGTATTCGGGGACCGCTACCACGGGCGGAATACTAACCGGCGTTTACCGGGTGGCCCTGGACGTGGCGATCTTCGGGAGCAGACGTTTCGCTTCGCCTGCGCTGATTTCCACGAAGTCGGGGTCCTCCACTACCTGAAGCAGATAGTCGTAAGCGTTCGACCATTCACCAACATAGGTGTAGCGGTCCATTGTGATTATTCCGTCGAGAAGGCGACGGCGGTACACGCTGGTCACGTCGCCGTTGTCGTTGAGGCGTTTCCAATATTTAGTGGTGGTGAAACTCATCGTCTCTTCACAATGCTAGCACCGACCGGGAACCTTTGTGTGCCCGAAATGGCGATCATTTCCATATCGAGCCGTTTCTGAACGATAGGGTCGGTGACCTTTCGGCGTTCCTCATAGATTTCGTGGATGCCCTGTTTGATGTCGAACGATGCTTCGGTGTGAAACTGGACTTCGTACCATTGGTCGAGGTCGGGGTCGAACACTTGACAGTTGATGCCGTTGTATTCGGAGCCTCTGCGCCAACTGTTCTTGACACGGACTCGTTTGCCGGAGGCCCGGAGTTCGTCAATCATGTTCTGTGCCTGCCGACCGTAATCGGAGGGTGGGAGGATGACGGTGTAGCGAACAGCGTCTTTGATGTTGCGGGCGGTCTCGACTGCGGTGAGTCCTTCGCCGATGCGGTCTTTAGCGATCTTTCCGGCGAGGGAGTCCACTTGTTTGATGCGGTATTCGAGGCCGGTGAGTTCGCCACCAACACGGCTGGCTCGGTCGATGATGTCGTCGGTGATGCCAGGTTCAATAGCGACGGAGCGACTGAACACGCTTTGGGCGGCATCGTAGTCGGCGGGTGTGGCAAGGATTTCGCCGGGTAGTCCTTCGGGTTGGCCGGAGATGAGGGGGCGGGAGGCGTAATCTTCGGCGGTCGAGGTGAAGTTGCCGATGTCGCCAACCCGGAATGGGTCCTCTGGTGTTCCGGTGCCGAGGACCTGTGGTGGTTCGTACAGTTCGACGTTTGGTTCGATGTCGAACGAGCATCGACAGTTGGGGTGTGCGGGTGGGGTCATTGTGCCGTTCGTGAACGGCTGGTTGAGGGGTTGGAGTTGTCCGTCGAGCGGTACACAGATTTCGCAAACGTCCATTGGTGAGACGGTCCACGATTTGCGGGCGTGTTCGGCGGATAGGACCCCTTGGCGGGTTGCCTCTTGGAACCCTGCGAGACGACCTTCGTTGTTGGCCCGGAGGACTTCGGTGCGGGCGATGGTGTTCGCTCTGGACCGGCGAAGTTTCGTAGCGTACTTTTCGGTGTCTTTGCCGACTCGTTCAATGATCTTGTCGGCGGAAACTCCACGTCGCTCAAGTTCGGAGGCGACTTTCGTGGCCCGGTTCACGACGGCCTGTTCGTAACGGGCTGTCAGACCATTCACGTTAGTCCCGAACAGGTTGCGGACAGCCTGCGCTGTCGTGCTGGACGGTTCAACCTTGTTGAGTGCGTCGATCAGGGGTCGGGCTGTCGAAGATGGTGTTCGTCCAAGGGTGTAGGACTGATCGACCACCTGCCGGAATGTTTGCTGTTGGTCCCGAGTCATGTTTGTAATCAGGTTCCCGGCTTCAGCCTTGGCCCATTCCTGCGCTCGTGGGAGGTCATCGCCGAGGCCCCAAGAGGCGATCAGTTGCGACGGGGGTGGTGTCTCCGCCTTCCCGATCTTTGCGAAGCCCCTAGAGACGATGAGGGCTATCTCACGAGCCGCTAGTTGTGCGGACTGGAGGAACTGTTCTTCGAGGACCTGTTCGATGCGGGTGGAGTACCGGACGAAATGGGCGAGGGTTTGCCGGTTGTAACTGGCGAGGTCCTGGTTTGTTGGTTCGGCGGGGATACCGGGCGGGGGCATCTCTGCGAACATCTGTTCGATAACAGCCCGGAGTTGTTTCTCTGGATCGGACAGTACGTTGCCGGTCGGACGGAACGCTTGCTGACCGACGGGGCGGGCTTTGGAGAGTGGGAGGCGGAACCTGCCGGTGCGTTTGCCAACCGTGATGGCGGGCCGCATGGTTAGACCTCTTCGGCCTGGCCTGTTGGAAGTCCTGCCACACCCCGCAAATAGTTCTCTAGGTTCTGGTCGGGGAACAGCGGTGCGCCTGCCTGAGCGAGAGCCCCGATGAACTGTCCGAGTTGGCCGAGGTCGATGGTCTTTGGCGTGGTGAACGTGAGGACCGGCGACAACTCTTCGCTGACACCATTCAAGCGGAGCAGGCGAGGGATGGCGTGCTGGTTGAACACTTCAGAGATTTCCGAGAGGTAGGCGTTCAGGCTTCGAGTGAACAGTTCGATCTTGGAGACGGAGAGAGCCTGAGTGCCGACCTTTTCGTGGCCGAGAAGCAGGAAGTCGGCGAGGACGGTCATTGCCATTCGCTGGTCGTAGCGGGCGATGATTGCGTCGGTGTCGAACTGTCGGCCCCCACCGGACGAGAGCAGTTTCAGTTCGTAGGCGGGCTGTTTGGTGTCGGGGTCGTATGCCATCGGGAACACTACGCCCTCTTGCTCATCCCGTTTGATATTGCGGACGATCTGTTTGATTGCGTCGAGGGCGGCACGCTCGTCTGCGGTCGCCCCGTTGGAGAGCAGTTGCGGGGGGACGAGAGCAACCGGAAGTCCGGCGAGGTCACGCTCAACACCGATGGCTTCGACCTCTTGAATACGACGCTTGTAATACCACGGGACGAAAGCGTTGCGGAGGACGGAACGCCCCTGCGGGTTGTTCAGTTTCGAGGTGGTGCGGAACAGCAAACACTTCTCGATGGGCAGGTAGACCTCAGCCTTTTTCATGGCGTAGGGGTCCATCTGGTAGGCCCCCTTGATCCCGCCGTTTGTGTCGAGGTCCCAACGCTGGATCGTCTCTTGGTTGCGGGCTGGCAGTTTGCGCCAGGCGATGCGCCCGTCGTTGTAACGGGAGCGGGTGCGGGCATCGTTGGTGTATCCGCCCCGACGTTTGTAGACGATTTCGTGAAGCGAGAAACCGAACACGAGGAACGACATGATTGAAGCGAGCGTGTCTACCCATGATGCGCTCATGTCGGTCAGACATTCCGAAATGAACTCTGCTTCCCGAACAGCCGCCTCGTTTGCGTCGTCAATCGGTTCTACCGACCAGTCCACGCTCCGAATCATCATCTCGATTGAATGGAGCATCGCCCCGATTACCGGGTCGTTGTCCGCCATTTCTCGATAGTTGGCGTAAGCCTGTCGGCCCTGGAGTTGGCGGAGGAAGTCGTCACGGATCATTCCGCCGTTCTGGACTAGGCCGGATGAGCCGATTTCCATGTAATCGGTAGAGGTCGGCTTAGCCTTTGTGACTTCGGCGGGGTCCATCGGTCGGATGTTAGCCGACAAGGTGGCCTGTTTGGTGTTGGTGGAGGCTTATTTCAGGCGGAGCGGATATTCGCACCCGGCGTTTCCGCTCGTCGCATCAAGTGACAGTTCGGGCGGACCGGCGATTTGGAAACCCCATACGTCGGCTTGGGCAAGCACCTTGTCCATCCCGGTCAGGGTGACGGGTTCGGTGAACGGCCCACAGACCCCGGCTTCGACCATCCGATAGACGAAAGTTTGGTAGGAGGGGACGGGAACGTAGTGGGGCTCTTGTCGGATGACGACAAGGCTGTAATGGCTGGTCGGTGTCATTCTTCTCCTTCGGTGTCTTTCCAGTAGAACCGGATGTATTGGTCGATGCGGTCGCCGTAAGCGTCGGGGCCGATGTAGTGAATGTCGAACAGGCCGGGCTCTTCACCGTTTTCGATGGCTTTGGCGGTGTCGAGGATGGCGGTCATCTCAGCAAACATCCGGGTTTGGCATTTGACGGTGGCCTCTGGTGTCTTATGGTTGTGGAGGCAGTCGATGCTTGTCGGGCGACCTTGGAAGTAGACACGGGCTTTGTAGACGCTGTGCCCAAGGATGCGGTTGTGGCTCTCGTGGCAAACCACGGTCATATCGGTTACCACGTCCCAGGTCGGAGTCATCAGTAATCCCGCCGGTCGAGTTCGGCGACGACGATGGCGAGCCGTTCGGCTTCCCGCTTCCTTTCCTCCGGGCTGGCATCGTCTTCCTCTTCAGGGATGGCGACGACGTGGGCGAGAGCGTACCGATATTCCTTCAGGTCCTCTGTGTGCCAGGTCTTGACCAGTTCGGCGAAGGGCTTTCGGGCTCTCGTGATCGGGGTCGGTGTCTGTGTCATGTCTTAATACTGCCATACCCAAACAGGTTTGTCAAGTCATATCGGCGATATTTCTGGATATTTCCGAAATATCTTGGCTGGAGACTGAAAGGGCATTGACGAGGGGTCACGCCTGAGCCCCAACCTCTGCCCGGATTTCGTCGCTCTTAGCGTCCATCATCTCGGCGGTGATTTCCGTCCCGGCCTCTTTCATCTCAGCGATCCATTCCAAGAGCCGGAGCCCGATTCGGCGGTCGATCTGACGCTGGTGCTCTTCCGCCACGAGGCTTGCGCTAACCTCAGCCCGCTTTTCACAGGTCTTGTAGTGCGGGGCGGCCTTGACGTAGAAGTAGGAGTGGCCGTTGGCGTAGGGGAAACAGTCGGCGAGATACCACTTGCCGGTGCGACTGCTCTCCACGAACACGACGTAGCCACCACAGGCTTGACACTCCTTCATCGCCCGCCCTTTGCCCTGGTTAGTGGCTCCGGCGTTGGCGTATCGTTGGCCGCCGTTGGGGTAGAGGACTGGCGTGAGTTCGGGCCGGGTGGTCTGTGTCATGCCGTAATAGTGCCATAGGCAAACGAGGTTGTCAAGCCATATCGGGGTATTTCCCGGATATTTCTGAAATACCTTGACTGGAGACCTAATAGCGGGTAAGGTTAGGCATGACCATCGAAATCATCCACGATGACTTTCTGATCCGCCACCTAATCCGCTTCTACGGTGGAAGCGTGGTCAAGGATAAAGAGTTTCAGCATCGGACCGTCCCGGAAGCACGAGTCGAGTTGCTGAAGCGTCTCCAGAAACGGTACAAGGTGCGGGTTACGCCTGAGGCTCGGGCCCTCATGGTCGAAGATGCTCGCCATTGGGCCCTAGAGGGCTCTCAGAGCGACAAGGTGATTGGAACCCAGGTGTACCAGTACCTCACGGCAACGGCGAATGAGGCGGTGGTCTGAGGGCCGACATCGGTAGGCCCCGAAACCGTTTGCGGGCGACCGGCAGATTGTTCTGAACGATCCCGATGCGGGTTGTCGGGAGGACGGCGGCGAGAACATCGTTGTCCTCTTGGTCGGTGTAACCGGTGGCTAGGAGGCTGGCAAGGTCGGGGAATACGTCGGCGTTGCGGTCCGTGTCCCGGTCGATGAGGTGATCTTCAAGCCCGCCATACGAGAAGATGATCCGTAGGTTTTCGGGAAGGCGGAGGGCCTGCGACTTAATCATCGAAACCTCCTTTGTGTAGGCGTAGAACAGGACTGCTGGCCTCTGGAGTGCGATGCGAACCCACCGCTCGAAGTAGTCGAGGTCGAAGAAGTCGCCTGCGTCATGGATACGGACCGCTCTCCCACCGGAGCGCACCCAAAGGTCGAGGAACCAGTCATTCGGATCGTAAGGGAGGTTGTGGGCGATGCCGGTCGGTCGGAACCGTCGGTGTCCGGTCTCTTCCAACATTTGCTGTTCCCAAGCGTCGGGGTGGACAAGCAGGAACTCGAGGTTGTCGAGGTGTCGCTCTTTGACGTTGCTGAAGTTGTAGGTGCCGAAGCGGGCGTAGCAGACTCGGGCGCATGGTCCTGCGTTCGGACAGACGTTGAACCGGGTGCCGTCGGAGAGGGTGACGACAAACGCCGGGAGGGTCCAGTTCCAAATGCCGGATTTGCGAAGTTCGCTGTTCTGGGTAAGGAGTCGGCCCGGTGAAGCGTGATGGAAGTTCATATGCGCCAATGGGATGTCTGTTCGAGCGACGTGGGGACGACCACGGGGGTCTTGCGGGTCTGGTCGATCATTAGGTCGGTGAGAGCCCAAACGAGAGCGTCGAGCCGGTCAGGTGAGTCCTGTGTTGGAACCCACGAACACATTTGATCTTCTAACTCCCGGAAGATGCCACAATGGGTGATGCGGGACTGTTCGTAGAGGGAGACGATGGGTTCGGCCCGCAACGATTTGCCTC